TATCCTAATATAGATATATCAAAATATGACACAGAGGGTTATAATTGGGTACAGTTTCATAAGACACTTCAACCTGATGAATTAAATAATAATCTATTATTTGAATACCTAAAATCTCTTAATATGTGTGGTAAATGGATAGAATTATTTTATACACCACCAAATGAGGATGGAATTATTCACTCTGACAACACTAATTGGGAGGATTGGACAAAAATTTATTTTCAATATGGTGCATTAGGTAGCACATTACGATGGTGGGAATCAGATAAAACAATTGAAGTAAGCACATCCACAGGAGAAGATGCCGAAGATATTAGAGATAGAACAAAAGAAAATTATCATGGACAAGTACTTATTGCTAAGGAAGAGGACTCCACTATGGTTCATGAAGAAGATTTAAGCACTCCACACTTAGTTAATGTAGGAAAACTTCACTGTTCACATAATCCTACAAATGAAAAAAGATTTGCCTTAACAATTGCCTTACATGATTTAGAGGGTAATAGAATACTTTGGAATGATGCCCTATCCAGATTATCAAAAAATATATGATCACTCAGGAAAACTTACATTTATTATATGAGTGGGCATCTAATTCAAACTTTCCTCTTAAGAAAGCACCCACAACAGTAGGATATTCTAATAAGGACATATACATTTGTGGATTAAAGTATATTCGTAAAAATATTAATATCCGAAAGAGTTTGATGACTGAAAGTGTATATAATATTATGAAGAATGATGAAATATTATATGCAGTATATTCAAGATTTAGTGGTGGAACTATACTCAAACCACACAAAGACCCTGACGTTTATAGTGACAAATATAAAAGAGTTCAGATACCAATAGATGTCACAAAAGATTTTTATATGGTATGGAAAGGAGAGAATGTTTATTGGGAAAATGGTGTGACGCAGGTTTATCATGTAATGGATAATATACATTCAGCGTTTAATAAGAGTGATAAGACTATGAAGTTTTTATTCATAGATGTTAAACTAGATACTTACGTTGAGACATAATGAAAAAATTATCTTATAACAGCAGAATTTATAGTCCAAATAAAGAAGTATCAGTATTAAATGCATCTTTTACTTTAATCAAACAATTTGATTGTTATACTAAAGAAAATCTTGACTTAATGGTAGATAAATTGGACAGACTAAAAAATGAAGATTTTAATCGTATTCATATTCCTGATTTTGAATATAGGGTAGAAGGTAATACAATAACTTATGATACTGTATTTGTAAAAGGTTATGGTGTTGGTACTTTGATACCTGATTTTTCTAATATTGTTTATGAAGATATTGTTCAGAGAGACTCTGATTGGACATTTACTGATTATGGGATGCCTAATTTTATCGTAGAATATAAGACTGATCGTATATTTGCTGTTGACTTTCAATCATATAATTATGTACCCGATAGAAACTATCGAGAATCCTTATGGAAAAAATTTGAAAATCTACACTCAGATATATTAAAAGATTTAGTAAATGGAAAGTGGGTCAATCCTAACGTGGAGTTTGACTGTTGACATTTGAGAGATATTTTGGTATAATATAATATAAAATATGAATAATTTACATGATAAAACTCTATCAGGGAGATTGTTTAATTGAAATGAATAAGATTGCAAACGAATCAATTGATTTGATTCTTTGTGATTTACCATATGGAACTACTGATAGAAAGGGAATCGAGAATAAGAATAGTAATCGAGTTTTAGAGTGGGATACTGTTATTCCACTAGACAAATTATGGAAACAATATCGTAGAATATTAAAACCAAGAGGATGCGTTGTTCTTACAGCAGACCAACCATTTACAAGTCAATTAGTTATGAGTAACTTGGAATGGTTTAAGTATGAATGGATATGGAAGAAAAAGAAAACAACAGGTTTTCTTCATGCAAATGCAAGACCCATGAAAGAAACTGAGGATATTGTTGTATTTTCTCCTTTAGGTGCAAGTGGAGCTTCGGTGAAGGCGAATAAAAATATGAAATATAATCCACAAGGACTCATCGAAAAAAACGTAAAGAAAAAAAATAAAGCAAGTCGTTTGGGAAAATTTTTACATCAACCAGAACACATGGGAAAGGGTAACAAATTACTACATGAAACTGAATATGAGCAGAAATTTACTAATTATCCTTCAGAAATTATTGAATTTGGATTAGATAAAAACACCATTCATCCTACACAGAAACCAATTGCTCTGATGGAGTATCTTATTAGAACTTACACAGATGAGAACGATACTGTTTTAGACAATTGCATGGGGTCAGGAACAACTGGTGTTGCTTGCATTAATACAAATAGAAATTTTATAGGTATAGAACTGAACGAAAATTATTTTAATGAAGCATCGAATAGAATATTGACAGATGAGAAAGTGTCACATCAATCAACAAATCCACTTGAAGCTTTGTTATAATAATTATATCGAAAGGAAATTATGCAACTAAGACCACATCAAGAGCAAGCACTACAAGCGATGGCAGACAACGACTTAGGACAAGTTATTGTTCCCACTGGTGGTGGCAAGACTATGTGTATGATACATGATGTCATTCGTGAGTTTTCAGAGAATGGTTGGAAAACTATGGTTGTGGTTGCACCTCGCATACTTCTTGCAGAGCAATTGGGTAGAGAGTTTATGGAGATAATTGATAAAGAATATACATCTGTATCTGTAATGCACGTTCATAGTGGTAAAATTAAAGGTATGTTTAGTAGCACCAATCCTCTTGAAATACAGGGATTTGTAGAGAGTTGTCAAGGTCGTAAGATATTATTTACAACATATCATTCTCTTCATAGAATACAGGAAAGTGGTGTGAATGTTGATACTATCTACTTTGATGAAGCACACAACTCAGTACAGAAAAACTTTTACCCTGCGACTGAATACTTTTCTTTATATGCACATCGTTGTTTCTTCTTTACTGCAACACCAAAACATAGTCGCACACCTTTTAAAGCGGGCATGAATGATGTTGATGTATATGGTAGAGTTATTTGTCAAATCCCTGCACCAAAGTTAGTCAAGCAGGGTTACATCCTACCACCTAAAGTCAAGGTGTATCGTTCAAGAATACTCAAGAAAGATGAGTTAGTTGCAGACAGAGATAATGAGCAAATGATAGGTGCGATTGACAATCTTGACAAGAACAAAGTATTGATATGTGCCAAGTCAACCAGACAGATTGTTGCACTTGTATCACAGACAGATTTCGTACAGCAACTTGCTATTCGTGGTTACTCTTACATGTTTATCACAGCAAAGACAGGTGCGATGATTGATGGAGAGAAGGTCGATAGAGAGACTTTCTTTGATACTCTAAATGCTTGGGGTAAGATGAACAAAAAATTTGTCGTTTTGCATCACAGTATTCTTTCAGAGGGTATCAACGTGAATGGTTTAGAAGCAGTATTGTTCATGCGTTCTATGGACTACATAGGTATCAGTCAGACTATTGGTAGAGTTATTCGTAAGGGCGATGCAGACAAAGTATTTGGTCTTGTATGTGTACCAGTTTACTCTAATGTTGGTATTACTACCGCAAGAAAGGTCGAAGCAGTAGTCGATACAATCTTCAACAAAGGTCAGGCAGCAACTACAGTTATTACAAGATGAGTAAAATAGTTTTAGTTACAGGTGGATTTGACCCGATACATACAGGTCATATATCTTACTTCAAAAATGCAAAAGAATTATATCCATACACACCATTATGTGTGGGATTAAATTCTGATGATTGGTTAATTCGGAAGAAAGGAAAGTATTTTCTACCGATGACAGAAAGAAGAGCAATAGTCAAAGAACTTAAACCAGTTGACTTGACGATTACTTATGATGATTTCGACAATTCATCATGTATGGCAATACACAAGTGTTTACAAATGTATGATAAAGTTGTATTCTGTAATGGAGGAGACAGAGTAAATACAAATGTACCTGAGTATCTTGAATATCAAGAAAATGATAGAGTTATATTTGAGTGGGGTGTTGGTGGTGATGATAAAATGAATAGCAGTAGTTGGATTTTGAATGAGTTTTTAAAGAGGTAATATGAATATTCAAGAATTTATACCAAGATACAAACAAATTAAATCAGAGGGTTTTATTGAAATTACAAGAAAGGGGGATGGTAAGTTTGGTAATACATTTGAAGACTTACTTGGATTAAAGGAAAATAATCTTAAGACACCCGATATTGATGGTTATGAACTTAAAGTCCAAGATAAAGAAACTGGTTCTAAGCAAACTTTATTTAATAAAGATGCTTGGGTTATAAAAGCATCTGATTTTCTTAAAAATTATGGTATCCCACATAGTACAAAAAAAGGAGAGTTAAGTTGTAATACTACTGTTACAAGAAATGTTAACAACAGAGGTTTTTACTTAGATACAGACGATGACTATTTGTATGTTAAACATAAAGATACAATTATATGTCAGTATGATTGGAATGTTTTAACCGAATCTTTTATGACAAAATTTCCAAAGGCAATTAAGGTTTATGGTTCTGTAAAAAAAGAAAATGGTAAAACATATTTTCATTATAACGAAGCATACTATCTTACTAATTCAAGCAAGGAAAAATTCAAAAAATTAATTGAAGAAAATATTATATGTATTGACTTTAAGTTAAGAACACAGTATAATAAAGGTTTAAGTCCAAGAAATAGAGGAACAGCATTTCGCATCAAATCAGACAATTTAGATAAACTTTTCAATATGGAGATTATTAAATGAGAGATACAATTTTATTTGGAGATTGTCGGGAGACACTTAAAGAGTTTGATGAACAGGCAAGAATGTGTGTGACATCCCCACCGTATTACGGACTCAGAGATTATGGAGGGGAGGAGAATCAAATAGGTCAAGAACAAACACCTAATGATTTTATTGACCAATTAGTAAATGTATTTAAGGAGGTGCGAAATGTGCTTACAGATGATGGAACTTGTTGGGTTAATCTTGGGGATAGTTACTATAATTACAGACCTGGAAAAGGACAAGGACTACCAAAACAAAGTGTCGCAAATACTAAACAAGACCTACCAGATATGTGTCCTCGCAGAGGAAATCGAATCGAAGGACTCAAAGAAAAAGACCTTATCGGAATCCCATGGCTCTTTGCCTTTGCCATGAGGAATGATGGTTGGTATCTTCGTCAAGATATTATATGGCATAAACCTAATCCCATGCCAGAGAGTGTGAGAGATAGATGTACTAAAGCACACGAATATATTTTTCTATTCAGCAAAAACAAAAAGTATTATTATGACAACGAAGCAATCAAAGAACCCGCAAAAGATTGGGGAACAAGAGATAGAACAAATGGAAAGTATCACAACGAAGGAACGGGACTTAACCCACATACGGGACTTACTAAAAGTTATCCAACAAAGAATAAACGCTCTGTCTGGTCAGTAACGAATAAACCATATCGTGAAGCACACTTCGCAACTTATCCACCCGACTTAATTGAACCCTGTATTAAAGCAGGGAGTCAGGTAGGAGATATAGTATTAGACCCATTTATGGGTAGCGGAACTACTGCTATGGTTGCAAAATCATTAGGTAGAGATTACATAGGATGTGAACTACACGAAGACTATGGTAACTTAATTCAGAAAAGAATTGATGATTATCAACCAGTTAAAGAAGTGGCACAAGAACCCACCATAAACATCCTAGACATTATATAATAATAGTAGTTACAAAGGAATTATGAAGTGCAGAGTACAACTCTATGTCGCAGGTCAGACATTTGATGAAATTGTCAGGGCAGTTGACTATCAGGAAGCAAGACAGGTTGCTCTTGCAAGAAACCCAAATGCAACAGTCATTAGTGTGACAGCAGTATTCTAATGGCAAGAGGAGAAAATTACCAAACCTTTTATCCAACCCAAAATTTGACATTACTTGACGCTAAAGTAGGTCAACCAACTGGTTGGGTATCTAGGGATGGTATGTGGGCAGCAGTGCCATCAAACGGTAGAAAGTTTGCTATCGTACATAACGGTATCGTAGAACACTTTTCAAAGAACTTTGAATGTGCTATGATATACATACAAAAAGGAATTAAAAAAGAAAAAAAGGATGCACGATCAAAACGCAGAGGAAAGGTGGGATAGGGGTAGAACTCTTTTACTAGAGTCCTTATATAAACCTGATACTAAACTTCGTGGTTGTGCATACAATCAAGATTGTTTCGATGAAATGATTTCAATTCGTGATGAAGTTATTGATTATGTCAGAAATATGAAAAATCCACACTCTACTAAACCATTATCGAAGTGGAGATAGATGAGAATAGGAGTCATGTGTTCTGGCAACGGAACGAACTTTGAGAATATTGTTCGTTCTTGTAGGGATGATGAAGTTGTATTGATGATATACAACAAAAAAAATTGTGGTGCAAAGAAGAGGGCGACTAAATTAGGTATTCCAAATGTTTGTATCAAAAGTGCAAACGAAGATGACATCATCAAACTATTTGAAACTTATGAAGTTGACCTTATTGTATTAGCAGGGTGGATGCGTATTGTATCCCCAAAACTTATTAATTCTTTCCCAAGAAGAATTATAAATTTACATCCGTCATTATTACCAAAATATAAGGGATTACACGCTATTGAGCAAGCATTTTATAGTGGAGATAAAATAACAGGATGCACAGTGCATTACGTCACAGAGGAGTTAGACTCAGGAGAAATTATATTACAAGAAGAAGTACCTATACTTGCAAATGATACTATAGAAACCCTTACAAAGGCAGTTCAGAGAAGGGAATATTATATACTACCACAGGCGATTAAGGTGTTCAAGGAGACAACATTATGTGTTTTAAAAGATGAGAAATTATGAAGCATACATAAAGAAAATAAATATATCAGATGAGTTTTTCTTATGCTTTCAACCCAATACAGATTAAGACTAGAAGCGATTTGCAAGGATATTGCTTCGGGAGGTGAAGTTAGTTTAGAAGATATGATATGGGCAGAGAAATTATCAAAAGCAAATACTTCTGCAAGGGGTATGTTGAAGCAAGCAAGAAGAATGAAGACAAATCCGAACGATTCTTTTTTGAATAACTTGAATATAGGAGACTCCGATTCAAGTGGAAG